TTGAGCATTGCCTCTGTGAAGTCACGCTGTGTGCCGTCGTTACGAGCGTCGGAACCGTCGACCGCAGTTGGGTTGGTGCCGTCGCCAGCTTTGTTGACGTTGGTTGATACCCACGCGCCCAGTCCAGCAGTCACACGACCAGCGCTAGAGGAGCCGGCAGAGCGAGCTGTGTTTCCAGTGTAGATTGTCTCTAAATCGCGACGTACTTCACGGCCGCGCTTTGCGAGTTGGTAGGCTATCTCATTATTTCGGCCGGCCAAATCTTGGAACTCGAGGTTGTCCGCGACGATCATAGTCCGGCGGCGGATTTGTGTGTAGTTACCGATGCGAACGGTCGGGGTTGTCGCGTCGAATGATGCAACGTCGTCGCCGTCGATTATTGGCGTGACAACTACGTCTGACAGGCTGTCTGTCTGCCATTCAAAGAATGTATTGGACACGTTTTCTGCGCCGACGTTAGAAGTGAAGGGCACTTCATCTGGCGCAATGTTTGAGATCACATTCGCAAGTGACTCACGAATGCCCTTAGCGTCAAAAGACGTAAAGGTGTTTGCAATGATAGTCATATTATTATGCTCCTATAGCAATATAGCTTTTATGGCGGCCGCAGCGTCATTGACGCTACCAGTTTTCCGTGCGCGGTTTTGCGCTTCCTGTGCTGTAGAGACACGTTTAGGTTGTGACGCTCTGGAGCCCGATTTCAATGTCTTGGTGCGGGGCTTCTTCGGTTTAGCTTTAACCTCGTTGGCCCGCGTTTCTCCACGATCATATAGCATCGCTTTCCTCGCTAATTTCACAAGCGTTGCATTCGACATCCCGCTGACGTCTTGCTCGGTAAACCCTTCGTTGATTAGGAAGTCCCGTATCTGGGTTGCTTCCGTAGCCGCGACTTTGTTGTCGCGCCACTCGGGTATAATGTCGGGCAAGACATGGCGTTGCTGCTCCAAATAACTTTGCTGCATCTGCTGTTGTTTAGTCTGCGCAATTTGATGCATCCGTTGTTGTTCAGCTTGGACGGCCTGCAGTTGGGCTACGCGCCCCTCTTGCTGCTTCCGCCACTGACGTTCTGCCTTCGCTGCCATCACGGGGTCTGCATCATACAGAGTGTCCCAGTCCGGCTCCTGTTCCGCTGCCTGATTGATGCGCTCCGCCATTGCTGGCAGTAGTTGCGCATATTCAGCACGTTCACGCTGCATCTCTTGATACTCTTGTTCCTGAACCTTTCGGTTTTCAGCGAGTTCTTGAGTTTTTCGCGTGTAGTCCTTCTGCCGAAGAAATCCGCTGCGCAGCTCTTCAATGGTTCTCTCCTCGCCGTCGACCTCTATGGTCGTGGATAAATCGAGGGTTCCATATTCGTCGCCGTCATCGTCATCGTCGTCGTCCAGATCGCTTTCAGACCCCTCAACGGCAGAGTTATCAGCCTGCGCTTCATACTCTTCCTCTTGGTCGTCCGGCATTTCGGCGTCCTCCACTTGCGTGGCGTTGGCCTCAAGCGCATCGTCCGTCGCTACGTTATCCTGTTGGGGCGTAAGCATACTTCTGATTGCATTCTGAGCGCTGTACAGGTCAGTCCCTTGCGGGGTGCTGTTATCTGACATCTCTTATTCCTCTATTATGCTACTTTTGTCTCTTAATTTCAATAGCAGCGTTATCAACCATCCCACGGAGAGACTGGCGAACCAGATCAACCCCCCGAAGCCTCATGTAAACAGCCTCTCGGCCGTCTGTGTCACTGGTGCCAGTCGCCTTAAACTGTGCCCAGCAATCCGCTTCGATCTCCTCAAGAAACCGAAGCAAATCTGTGTCAGCGAGCAGGCGCTCCGCCTGCCTGCCGTCCGTTATGGTTTGCTGTTTAGTCTTCACGCGCGGCCTCCGTAATTATGTCTGCCTGCGCCTTCATCACCTCTCGGTTGATCGCCATCTCCGACCTGATCTGAGCGACGTCAAGCTGCGTGCCGTATTTCGCCTTCAGTTCCTCGGCCTTGATGCGGATCTCCGCCTCCAGCTCGTCGCGCTTTCGGTCGTCTTCCATGACCATTTTCTGGCGCCCCAGCTCGAGCTCTGCGGCCTTCTTCTGCATGTCCGCCTGTATCGACTGGATCTGGACCTGCACAAGCTGCTCCTCGATTGTGGGCTCTTTCGGCGGCTCGGGCGGCGGCTGGAATTTTGCCGGGTCGCCCCAAAACTGCGAGGTGTCTTTAAAGCCAGCCAAGGACGTCATTTCCTTGAGCGTGTTGCTCAACTTGGAAATGTCGGTCAACGGGTTCTGCGGGCCCATGGTGGCCATCGCCTCTTTTTGCATTTCGCCGATTTGGCGCAGCATCATCATCCGCTCAGCGTCAGATCCACGGCCTAACGCCACATTCACAGAGACGTCCATATTTGCGTTCCAGACCTTCGGATCCATTTCCACGAAATCGTTATTTAGGCGGATCATCCGCGCCTTATCTTGGTGCGTGGTGATGTTGTACAATACAAGCTCGTACAGGCGCTTAATGCCCGTCTCAGCGAATACACGAGCTATCATCTCAATGTGCTGCTGTGCGGAGCTTACAGTGGCTGCCACGGCCGTTGCAGTGCTAGACTGTAGTGCGCCAGCGTCGAGCCCCATAGACGCCTTGGAGATGCCGGTGCGGGCCTCCTTGACTTCGTCCATGTACTGCAAGACCGGAAACGCCTGCTGACCCACGAATGGCACGGTGAGCTGCTGGATGCTGCCCGGAGCCCTCTGGCGGACGATAGAACCCATTTCTGTATTCATAGCGTCATCTATGTTCACCATCCCCTCGACTACAGCAATTCTTGGGTGAATACTGAGACTTAGGCTGTCCAAGGAGTTGCGCATAACGACGGATTTGATCCTCTGGATATCCATAACTGTGTCGGCGACGCTCATTCCGAAAAAGTCATGTGGCTCTGGATCTGGGCATAAAGTGGCGAACGGCGCCATCGAGCAGGGCTCGTTGTTTAGGATGACGTTGCCATCTCCGCCGGTGCAGATCTTGCGCAGCTCGGCAATGCCGTCTCCGTCGTAGTCGACGCGGATGTAGCTCTCAACGTACAGCACCTTGCGCATCGCGGGGTCGTTTCGAGAATTAATATCGCTGGACAGTGCCGGGTTGCGCGTGTTGCGCTCGACGTTGGTGTCCATGTCCTCATTGGACGACGACAGCTTGTACACCTCGTCGTAGTCGTAGCCCATAGCTACCAGCTCCGACACGGTCACGATGCGGCGGTGCGCGCAGTAATCGGCGTCCTCCACGGACTTAGCTGCCCGAGAAATCAGGAATTCCTCCGGTGGAAGTGCCTCCACCTTAACGCGGCCGTCTGGCCGGGTGTACGTTACTCGCAGATCGTGGACCATGGGCGGCATGATAAACTGGCCGGTCGCGGGGTCGATTTGCGGCTCTCCGTCCGGCGTGCTGACGTCGATGTCTACTTCCACGCCCGGATCGGCCATCAAGGTCGCCAGCGCGTTGTCGTCGATGCCAGTGTATTCGATTGTCTCGTATTCGGTCTTGTCTTCCCAGTAACACTTGAGAATGCCGACCTTACGGACCAGTGCGTCCATGAACGCGCTGTGCATTTCCAAGAAGCCGCGATTGTCGCGGTTGACGATGTAATTGGCGTACTCAGTCGCCTGCTTGGCCGCCGGCACGTCCTCCGCGTTCTGCGGGACATATTCGACCGTGCGATCGGATCCTTGGAACATCCGCATCAGCGACGGAATGATGGCCTGTACGGTATCCCGTACGTCCATACTGACCACCTGACTGCGACCCTCCTCCTCGTCGCCGAACGGCTCGCCCCGGTAGTATTGCGTCGCGGTGGCGCGCATTGGGGACACCCAGTTGTCAACAAAGTCGATTGCGTCGTCGATCTCGTTGCCGACAATGCCCTGCAACTCCGTTTCGTCCATTGCGTCCGGGTTCAGTTCAGCCTCAAGCTCAGAGGCCATTTCGTTTATTTCATAGTCCATCTTGTGGCCCCTACTGTTGATTTTGGTCTTGATAGCCCTGCATTCCCAGCAAAGGTGCCGCTGCGAATGGAGCCATCAATAATGGTATTTTCCGCCGGAATACGGACTTAGCTGCTTCTTCTGGAGTTATGCCAAGCGCTTGAGCGGTCACGCTCAGCCGGTCGTCAAATATGTCAACCGGCGTTTTTCTGGCGCTCCCGAGATTAGTCTCGTCTCCGAACCCGAACCACCCCATAGACTGAGCTTCTGCCGGAGACACGCCAAGTTTAGATGCTGCGTCGTGCCATATATCTGCGAACACTGGGTATTCAGTTTGAAGTTTGGTCGTGTCGCCTTTTGGCCCGGTCATCTGAGACGCCAGAGTGTCGTCGATCATATTGGGCGTCAATACGCTGGGATCTTTTACATACTGGTCTCTAAATTTTGGCAAAATGAAACCGTCCGGGACTGATCCCGGTTGCATCTCGTTAAGGGTCATTAATGTTCCACGAATGGCGTGCGTGTCCATTGTTACGCCGCTGCGGTTGCCAGATAAGTTGGCGCCAAAGTTGGACGGCTTGGGGTTTCGCGCCACGTCCATTTCGCCGGTGGCCGCCACGTCGTCAAGCAGCCCGCCGTGGATGCCGCCCTTGGCAGTCATCATCGGATAGCCCTTTTCGCTTATTCCCTTTGTGCCGTCTGGTCGGATTGTGCCGGGGCCAACAATTTCTCGGAACGGGATGTTCTGACTGTCCTTAGCCATAACCAGTGTTGCGTTACGCAAATTTTCTTCGACCTTAGTCCTCGGGCTGGTTGCGGCTACGTTGTTGCTAAGATCTCTTAGATACGACTGCGCCTCAGTGTCGCTCAAACCGGCCGCCTTAGCCGCTCGGTATACCGGGCCGTCTGTGTGGTAGAAATAACGAGTGTCCGCATCAAGCTGGCCGGTCGCTCTAATGCGATCAGCCAATGCGCTGGAGATTTCCTCTCTCTTGTCTACTAGAATTCTGGCCCGGTCGCCCTTGGGCAGTGCGGCTGACGGGTCCGGGTTCCTCGGATACTTCAGCGATAGATCCTCAAAAGCGCCGCTGGGAGCTGGCGTCTGGTAGTCGCGGTCGAAAATACCGGCCCCACCTGTGGCTGGCTGGATACGGTCCGACGGTTTAAATTCCATTTGAGCCGCGCGGGCCTCAAGAGCTTCCAGTATTCCCGGGCCACTAGAAGCGTCGGACGAGGATGGCTTTAAGCTGACATTGCCCAAGAGTGAACCCATAGAGCTCGGGTCTCGGACTTGGACGCGACCGACAATTTTTCCGGTGGCCCCGAGCGCTTTAGCTCCGGGAACCGCCATAGCCATCGTAGAAGCCAGGTCGGTGTAGCGTGCGTCGTTGGCCTCTTTGAGCTGGTCCGGCGTCGCGGTAGTTAGCGTCACGCCCTCGGGCAGGTAGTCTACCGCCGTATTCGTCAACGCGCGCTGCACGGTGCCGGCGGTGTCTCTGATTACGTTTCGGGCGGTGCCGACTGGGTCGGAAACCGCGCTCTGGATGCCGCCCACCATGCTGTCGCCGATGGCCTGATTAACTGCCATAGGATCCTGACGAATAGAATTGAGCAATCCGGCTCCGCCCTCGCCGACGACCCTCGCCATTCCGAATATGTCTTTAAGCGGGCCGCGTAGGCCCGGTGGGAGATATTGCTCGTATCCTGCCATTAGTCGAGTAGCCCCTTTGGTCGCATTTGTGGGCGCGGGGACATGGTCATGGGGTAACTGTCGCCGGTGCTCTGATTGTAATACTGGCGCACGCTGTCGACGTATTGGCGGTCGTCGTTGTGCGGTAGGTTATCGTACTTACGGCCGCCCTTTTTTACCGCGCCGGGGCCGGCAGTATAGGCCGCGACGGCCTGATCCACGTTGCCATCAAATTCTACCAACAACGCCTCCAAATAGCGGCTGGCAAACTCTTTGTTGATCTCGGGCGTGTCGAGCAACGCGATGGCGGCCTCTTCAGTCTTGTCAAAAGTGCCGAACCCCATGTCCTTGGCGACGTCAAATATATTTTGCGCGCCGCTTCTCTCGTAGCCCGGTTTCATCGCAGTCGGTATCTTAACCTGCATGACGCCTCGCGCGCCGGTGTCGCTGACGAGATCGTTCAAGTCGGCCGTGGGACCGTCGTTGACTGGGTCACTGCTACTTTCCTGACGCTGGATCGCGTCAAGCAATGACTTAAAATTTAGTTCTGCCATTAAAATTTCCCTGCTTTGATGCGCTTTGCGGTATCGTACATGCGGCGCGAGAAGCCCGGATTTGTCTTATCCCATTGCTGTATAAATTTGTTGCTGCCATCGGTGGACAGCCACTGCTGATATGCGTCCTCATCTGCCTCGGGGCTGTCGGCCATTACTGCTCCGTCTGCCGTTGGAAAGAAATCGGCGGGGGCGTCTATAGCGCCACCCAAAAACGATTGCGGCGCAATCGGAGCGTCCATTCCCGGCATTCCCGGCATTAACGGCATCCCGCCGGCTGCGCCAAACCTATTATCGTCCGTCTGCGACGGATCCATAGACGCGCCCATTGTATCGTATCTGCTCATCTGCATGTTCGCCATGGGGTCAGGCATTGTGATATTGGGGCCGGCTGACATCTGATTGCTCATAGCCGTTAGCGGAGACGACGTCACGACCGGCGCGGCGTAGCCAGCCGTCGCGGCGGCGGCCTTAGGGCGGGCCTTAGTTCTCGGCTGCTGATCTCGCCCCATAAGCCGGTCGAGCAGGCCCGCGAAGCTGAAGCTGGCGTTGTCTCCGGGCCTCTGGGGGCCGGTGTTGGTGTCGGAATAGTGCGGGGCGTTGCCGTACTTAGAGCTGGCGTAGTGTCCGCCTCCGGGCGCGAAGCCAACGGACTCGCGATACTGTCGGGCTCGGTCGGCGCCGTCGTTGCGCTCAAGTGTCTTGGCCGTGCGATCATAGTAGTCGCGGGTCTTTTCCTTGATGCCGAGGCCCATTTTTAAGTCGTCAAGTATTCCCATCACGCGCCCTCGCCGTTCATTTCTCCCAAGAATACACCAAAACCCGTTAAATGTAACCCCGCGCACTAGGGGGAGGCCCATTGCGCGGGGGAGCATTGATAGCTCAGCGGCCGGGTGGGAGGGTAGCCGCTAACAGGGGCAGGATAACAAAAAAGTTTGCCGGGGGCCAGTTTATTGCGTTTTAGGGGTTGTAGTCTGTAGGTGTTAACATTAGGTTAACTGATATA